CCAGAAGGTAAAAACTTCATAGGTGAGGCTAAGATAATGGATACTCCTTACGGTAAAATAGTTAAGAATTTAATTGACGAAGGTGCTCAATTAGGTGTATCATCAAGAGGTATGGGATCAATACAATCATCATCACAAGGTAATGTTGTAGGTAAGGATTTCTATCTTGCTACCGCAGCTGATATAGTTGCAGACCCATCAGCTCCAGACGCTTTTGTTGAAGGTATAATGGAAGGCAAAGAGTGGGTATGGGACAACGGAGTACTGAAAAGTATGGAAGTTGAAATGTATAAGAAACAAATAGAGGATACTAAACGTGCCGAATTAGCAGAGAAGAAAGCCTCTATTTTTAACAACTTTTTATCAAAACTTTAATAACCTACGCAGCTTGTTTAAATTGCGTTGGTATTGAGATGGTAAATTGTATAAATAATAATAACGAAAAAATAAATTTATTTTTTAATAATCAAGGAGAGACCGAATGTCAGATATTAATGTAGATGTAGAAGTTAAAGAACAGGTAAATGTGGCTAATAAAGACGCAGCTCCTGCTCAAGCTCCTACTCTTAAAAATGACGCAGTTGATATGGGTCCTGCAGTTGTAAGACCAACTGATAAAAATCCAGACGCTGCGGCAAAGGCGAAACAAAATACTTCGGATCCAGCAAAGAAAAAAGCTAAAGATGGTTCTTTACCAAAAGATCAAAAACCTGGTTCTTCTGTAAAAGAAGAAGCTAAACCTGAAGACGAAAAGAGTAAAGATAAAGAGGTTAAGGCTGAGGATGATGATAAAAAAGAAGACGACAAAGAAGTTAAAAAAGAATCAACTGAAGTAGAAATTGACCTATCCGATGATGTTAAAGCATTGGTTTCAAGTGACGCTGATTTATCTGAAGAATTTAAAGATAAAGCAGCTACAATTTTTGAAACTGCTGTTAGAACAAGAATTAAGGAACAAACAAAAATCCTTGAGGCTAAATACGAAGAAAAACTTTCAGCTGAAAGAGAAACAATAAAAGAAGCTATGACTGAAAAAGTAGACTCATATCTAAACTATGTTGTGGAAGAGTGGATGAAAGAAAATGAACTAGCGGTTGAAAGAGGAATTAGAACTGAAATCGCTGAAGACTTCATAACAGGTCTTAAAGATTTATTCAAAGAACATTACATTGATGTTCCTGAAGAAAAATATAATGTGCTTGATGACTTAACTAACCAAAATAAAAAACTTGAAGCAAAGTTAAATGAACAGATTGAAAAAAATGTTGACTTAACTAAAAAAGTTTCTAACGCTGATAGAAGCTCAATCGTTGCTGAAATTTCAAACGATTTAGCAGAAACAGAAAAAGAAAAATTTACTTCAATGGCTGAAAATGTTGAGTATGATAGTGCTGAGAAATTTAGAGAGAAGTTAGAAACTATTAAAGAATCTTATTTCCCTAAAAAGAAAATAGAAGAAAGCTCATCTAAAGATGATGTTGATTCTGTTGCGGCTAACGCTCCGATTGAGAGCAATACCGATGCTATGGCTGCATATACAGCCGCTATAACTAAAAATATTAAATCTGTAAAGATTTAGTTATTAATTAATAATAAGGAGAGATAAACAAATGTATCTTACTGAAAACTTACAAGAAAAATGGCAGCCAGTATTGGAACATCCTGATTTACCAAAAATTGAGGATGCATACAAAAGAGCTGTAACAACTGTTATTCTTGAAAACCAAGAAAAAGCAGTTAGAGAAGACAGAGCATTTATGACAGAAGCTGTACCAACAAACGCAACTGGTACTTCTGTTGATAACTGGAATCCTGTTCTTATATCATTAGTACGAAGAGCTATGCCTAACCTAATTGCTTACGATATCTGTGGTGTTCAACCGATGACTGGTCCAACTGGACTTATCTTCGCTATGAAATCAAGATATGGTTCTCAAGCAGGTGCTGAGGCATTGTTTGACGAAGCTGATTCAGACTTTGGTGCAAGAGATGCTGCTGGCGATACGCCTTCAGACACAAGTGCTCATTCAGGCGCTAACCCTGCAACATTGAATGACAGTCCATCTGCTGGAACATACACAACTGGTGATGGTATGGACACAGCTGATGCTGAAAAACTAGGTGACGGAACTGACGAGTTTGCTGAAATGGCTTTCTCAATAGATAAAGTTACTGTTACTGCTAAATCAAGAGCTCTTAAAGCTGAATACACTATGGAACTTGCTCAAGACTTAAAAGCAATCCATGGTTTAGACGCTGAAACAGAACTTGCTAACATCCTATCTTCTGAAATCTTAGCTTAAATCAATAGAGAAGTTGTTAGAACAATATACACTACTGCAAAAGCTGGTGCTCAAGTTAATACTACTACTGCTGGTATATTTGATCTTGACACAGACTCAAATGGTAGATGGTCAGTTGAGAAATTCAAAGGACTATTATTCCAATTGGAAAGAGATGCCAATGCAATAGGTCAACAAACGAGAAGAGGAAAAGGTAATTTAATTATCTGTTCAGCTGATGTTGCTTCTGCACTTCAGATGTCAGGTGTTTTAGATTACGCTCCTGCTCTTGCAACTAACTTAAATGTAGATGACACTGGTAATACTTTCGCTGGTGTACTTAACGGTAAATTCAAAGTATATGTTGATCCATATTCTGCGAATGTAAACGCAAGTCAATTCTATGTAGTTGGTTACAAAGGAACTTCACCATACGACTCTGGACTATTCTATTGTCCTTATGTACCATTACAAATGGTAAGAGCAGTTGGTCAGAACAGCTTCCAACCTAAAATCGGTTTCAAAACTAGATACGGTATGGTTGCTAATCCTTTCGCAACAACAAATGGTCTTGGTGCAATTGATTTAACATCACCTGCAGCTGGTAACCAAAATGTATATTACAGACGAGTAAAAGTTACAAATATTATGTAATTTTACTTTCTTGTTTTAGAAAGAAA